ACATTTAAAAATACATCAATACAAAATTGCTCATTACAAAATGTAGATTTCATAAATTGTACTGTATATAATGATGAAATTAATCCAGGGTTTAATATCTATTATTCTTCGCTTGATTTTTGTGATTTACGTAATATAGATTTAAATTACTGTAAATTTATTGAGGGTAAGATAATAAATTCAGATTTTAGAGGTGCTAATCTATCAAATGCTATTTTTGAAAATATAAATTTAACTGGAATAATATTTGATGAAACTACTATTTTAACAAATACAACTTTTAAAAATATTAGGGGATTAAACGCCGATGATAGTGATATATCAAGAGCTTCATTTGATGATTCTATTTTAATACCTAATTTGAATAATTCTCCTTCAACTGTTTTAGCAAACCCAAGTGATGATAATTTGAGTGAAGTTAGTACTGTTGCTACAGACATATTAGATGGACCTAATAATTTATCAATGGATGAAGACAGTAACTGGATTGATTATTTTGAACCACAATCTCCAGATGGACCTCCTCCTTTAGAATTAGAAGATTTATTAACAGAAAATGATTTATTATTACGAGAACCTGTAAATATTAAACAATACACACATCAAAAATTCGATAAATTAGAACATTTTGATGTTATTGAACAAGAAGATGTTAATTATTGTAATTATATTAGAGAAGACCCGAATAATTTAGTTTTTTTATATGATGAACAAACTTGTTTTATAACAAAAGATTTATTACGTAAATATATTTCTACAGACATTGATAATGATAAAATTGTATTTATATGTAAAGAACAACAAGATGCTTATGTTCCACGAAGAGAAAATATATATGAAGTTCCGCAATTAAATATGGATATATTTGGTTTATTTGGAGTAATGGTACCATTACAAGAATTAGATTCCATCTTAAATAATGATTATCAAATATATGTTATACAAACTAATTATTATAGTAAACCTGTTCCTATTGCTTCATTAAATACAAGATTAGGCAGTAATGTTGTAAGTGCAAATTTCTGTCAAGCATTAGTTGCGATAAAATCTGGTTATATTAGTTATGTTCGAAATGAAGTATTATTTAATAAATGTTCAGAACAAGGTAATAAATAAAAAATAAATAAATTAACATAATGTATTTATTTTTAGATAATTTACTCGCGCTGGGAATCGAACCCAGTTCTCTTCCGTGTAAAGGAAACATACTAACCGTTATACGACGCAAGCATAAAAAAAGTTTTTTGACTTATTCAGGTCATTTGTTCCCACGCCGGGAATCGAACCCGGGCATCAGCCTTGAAAGGGCTACATCCTAACCGTTAGACCACGTGGGACAATTAAATAGTTTAATGACTTATTCAGGTCATTTGTTCCCACGCCGGGAATCGAACCCGGGCATCAGCCTTGAAAGGGCTACATCCTAACCGTTAGACCACGTGGGATTATTGTTATAATACGGTCTCTATCAAACTGAGATATAAGAACAGTGTATTCTCCTCCAATAGGGATCGAACCTATGACCTCGCGGTTAACAGCCGCACGCTCTAACCAACTGAGCCATAGAGGAATAGTTATATAATTGCACGAAGTGGGGTTCGAACCCACGCAGCTTATGCTACCAGGTCTTAAGTCTGGCTCCTTAGACCACTCGGACATCCGTGCTTAAATAGTTTTAAGACATATTTAGGTCTATATTTAAAAATATTTGTAATAAGCCCCTATCCTTCGCTTATTACTGTGAGACACTTATTTTTGTATTTATGTATGTCCCTCCATTTCCTATTAGGGACTTAAGGGCGTCCACCAGGCCCCCACCCGATGAGGGGCTCGAACCCTCGACCACACGCTTAAAAGGCGTGCGCTCTACCAACTGAGCTAACCGGGTATAAATGAAACTTTTTATGTGGTTTCATCACATTGCACGAAGTGGGGTTCGAACCCACGCAGCTTATGCTACCAGGTCTTAAGTCTGGCTCCTTAGACCACTCGGACATCCGTGCATATGAACAGTTTATTGACTTATTCAGGTCATTGTTCAGGCACGGGCTCGAACCGTGGACCTTCGGCTCATAAGACCGATGCTCTAACCAAACTGAGCTACAAGAACAATATAATCACTACTTATATATTAATGATTACGGTATTGTCTTTATATATCTTTTTATTATTATTTATTTGCTTTACTTTTTATGCTTTTACTAATTTTTACTATTAATCGTTTGCTTTAATTGTTTGCTTTAATTTTAATTTATATACATTATTTATGCGGTCTTCTTCCTAACAACCTTCTTCTTTGGTTGCTGTTCAGGTTCAGATTCAGGTTCAGGTTCAACCTTCTTCTTCCTCTTAATTACAGGCTTTACTACAACTGGAGCGGATTCTTCTTCTTCTTCTTCTTCTTCTTCTTCTTCACTATCATCAACAATGGGATTATCTACAATAGCAGCTGCTGCTGTATCATTATTAGAAGATTCGTCATCCGATTGTGCAACATGAGCACTGGACAACTCTTCGTTAGTGAGTTGAATATGACATCTACCCAAAACACTGATAACTTCAGTTGGCTTAACTACACATTGAGTTAGCTTCCAGGTAATCCCCCAACCCTTTCCGCCAAACCAAAGACCACCACATTGAAGAACACAAGCAACATGGCTCTTCTTAGGAACAAAATCCATAGGAGTAAGACCATCATCCTCGCTAGGAAACAACAATGTTTGGTTTGTATCATATACTTCAACATTCCACTTATTATTATAATTTGGAACTCTGGCCTTCAAAGTAGGTGACTTAGAATGGTCAATCTTCTTAGTATTAGAATCCTTAGGATACTTCAAGAAAGGAAAGAATGTATGCTTTGCTACCTCACGAGACATTTCTTCTCCAAACCATACCTCACTATTCTTAACAGCATCATCCAAAATTTGGTTTTCAAATGCTCTAAACTTATCAAGACATGCACGGGTCTGTGTAGTATGATATTGGTCATTTGGAAAAGATAACGACATACTAAACTTACCATCTGATTCACCATTTTCACCGACAAAATCTGAAATCCCCCAAGTCATCAACAATGGCGTTGATACATGAAGTGAACGATTAGATTGAGTACTAATAACATTAATACTCTTACCGCCACGTTCATTCAACTTGGGTTGCATATACCGAACGGCCCCGGTATCCCAATCATTCATAGACATAACAATAGACTTAGACATCCTTATAATCAACTATATGTCTTTAGGTTTAAGCCCTTTTTCGTATTCAATTTTTTATAAAAAAAATATAAAAATGTTTTCATCATAACTTATATAAAATCTTGTATAGATATATATATAAATTAATGAAAAACACTTATCCTATTATCAATTATGAAAATTATATAAACAATACATTAACTATTGAAAAAAATAAACTACCCGAACTTAAAGATGCATGCAGATATTTTAAATTAAAAATTGGTGGCAATAAACCAGAATTAATGAACCGGATTATTGAATACTTTACAAAAAGTAAACACGCTATAATTATTCAAAAATACATGAAATTATGGATAGTAAAAATATTTTTTAAATTAAAGGGTCCTGCACTATTTAACAAAAATATCTGCGTAAATGATACTGATTTTGTTACTTTAGAACCTATTAATGATATTGAACTTGAAAACTTATATACTATTACAGATAAACAAGATTTTACATATTGTTTTAATATTACATCATTAATTCAATCATTTAAATATAATATAAAAAAAATAAATCCTTATAACCGTATAGCGTTTAACTCTGAAACTATATATAATATAAAAAGATGTTATAACTTAAGTTATATATTATTTGATTCGTTTCGTAAAGTAAATAATAAAATAGAATTTGTTAAAAATCATAATAAAAGACGTACTTTAAATAATCATGGTCAGTCAACTGATTCATTAAATCGTAATACTCATGATATGATTAATAGATATAATATAATAGTAGGATTACGTAATAATAATATGGAACGTAGGATACAACAATTATTTATAGAAATTGATTTATTAGGAAATTATACCAGTTATTTATGGTTTCAAAATTTATCATATATTCAATATAGACATCTGTATAGAATACTAAGTGATTTATGGAATGTTAGATTAAATATATCTAGACAAATTAAGTATAATATTTGTCCATACCATACGCCTTTTGAAAATATATTTAATAATAATGTTTTTCCTAATGATATTAGTGAATACGATATTAAAGTAGGATGTTTAATTGTTTTCGAAAATTTAATATATTGTGGAATAAACGCTGAATATAGAAAATTAGGTACATTATATGCGTTAACAGCGCTAACCGTTGTTTCATTAGAAGCTCGTCGTGCTTACCCATTTTTATATGATTCATTGATTTAATTTAATAAATTTAATTTAATAAATTTTATTATATACTATTATCGTGCGTATTTATTTTGAATAATTAAATAAATATATTATTCGCATAAACAACTTAAAAAGCATGTTACTATACTACTTATAAGAATGGTTCGCTCTACGTCTAAGTCTACTACTCCCGTTACTACTACTACTACCAAGCCTCGCGCAAAGAAGGCAGCCGCTGCTGCACCTGAAAATGAAATGGTTTCTGCACCTGCACCCGTTGTTGAGGAACCTGCGCCCGTTGTTGAAGTCCCCTCGGTTGTCTCCAAGATGTCCGAATTCGGATCCAAGCTCCAACAACTTGTTAGTCTTTTCTCTACCGTCAAGAATGATTTCAAGACACTCGAAAAGTCGGTTGCTCGTGAAATGAAGATTGCTGCAAAGGCTTCCGCCAAGAAGCGTCGCAGCAATGTTCACCGTAAGCCTTCTGGTTTTATTAAGCCTACCAAGATTAGTAGCGAACTTGCTGATTTCCTCGGTAAGGACCGTGGTGTTGAAATGGCCCGCACTGAAGTCAGTCGTGAAATCAACGCATATATTCTTGCTCACAAGCTTCAAGACAAGGACAATGGTCGTATTATCCATCCCGATAACAAGCTTACCAAGCTTCTTAAGATCGGCAAGGAAGACGAGCTCACCTACTTCAATCTTCAAAGATATATGAAGCACCACTTCCAAAAGGCAGGTGATGTTAGTATTGTCTAAATATAATAAAAACTAACAAAATAAAAATATATAATATGTAAAAAATAGTTTAAAATAATAGAAATAAACATTATATATATAATATAATGTCTATTAACAGCGAATCACGAACTTATGATACTATAATTAAAAAATACTTAGAAACAAATAAACCGGTTGTTCATATCTTAACCCCCTGTTACGGTAGTTCCTGCTTTGTAAATTATGTTAGTTGTATTATGGCTACTAAAGAACTGTTTGCACTATATAAAATACCTCTGTTTATCAATTTCTGTAAAAATGATAGCTTAATTACAAGAGCTAGAAATAATCTTGTAGCAAAGGCTATGAGTAATCCTGATATGACTCATATTTTATTTATAGATAACGATATTACATGGGACCCTATTGATATACTTAAATTAATTGTAGCCGATAAAGACATAGTCGGGGGAATATATCCATATAAAAATTTTAATTGGAATAAACTACAACAACCAAATGCTATAGAAAATATGTTAAATAAAAAACAGAATGTTTTTTTTAAAAATACCGATGATAATACAATAATTCAACATTCATTGTTAGATTACAATTTAAATTATAAATCAAATAATGTAAATGTAGAGGTTACTAATAATTTAATTGAAGTTAGACATATTGCTACTGGATTTATGTTAATTAAACGTACTGTTATTGAACAATTATCAAGTGTATATCCTGATACCAAATATGTTGATGATATTAATTATTTAAATAAAGATGAAGAACAATTTGCTTATGCATTATTTGATTGTGCAGTAATTGAAAAACATTATTTTTCCGAAGATTGGTTATTCTGCCATCGTTGGTCTCAAATTCATGGAACAATTTTTGCTGATATTAGTATTAACTTACAACATACCGGATTACAGGATTACAATGGCTCTTTATTATCATCTCTTATTAAATAAATATAAATCCCTCGTTAGTCATTATATTTTGTACTTGTGATAAATTTTTTTCTGATGTATTTATTTTAATATTATTAGTATCATAATTGTTGGTTGTATATAATTTATAAGTATTCAACAATAATTCATAATTCTTTATATAATTAGTTTTCTTTAATAACCAAATATAAAAACTATATACATATTTATATTTCTCTGATTTATATTTCTCATATATATTGAGTATATCAAATAATTTAATATTAATATTATTATCATATTCCGTACTAGATAATATTAATATCTCCTTAAAATCGTTCTCTGTAATATCCAATTCATTTAATATACTTTTTGTGTTATAAACATATACACTATGATTTAATAAATTTAATTCTCTTAAAACATACTTACATCCATATACAAACATATCTGTATCATCACTTAAACATCCCCATCCTTCTTCACTATTAACTAGATATGCACATAATTCATCCGCTTCACCTTGTGAATCTACATATTTTATACCAAAACTGTTCAATAATTGCTTTACATTCCATATATCTTTTCTTTTAATTGATACTATTTGTCTTTTTAATATATTCATTTCTTTTAATAAATTTTTATTTTCTCTTATCTCCATATTGTTAGTCATTTTTTGTTCTAAAATTTTAAATTGCTCTCTAGCTATTTCTCTCTCATTTTTTCGTTGAAGAATTGTTCCATTCTTTTCAACCGGAGGTTTTCCATCAAACACAAAAATAGGTTCTATATTATATTTTAATAATATTGTTATCATTTGATATATATTTTCCATCAATGCTCCTTCTGTTATAAATCGATACAAATAGATACTTGTGTCTATTACTATTGTTTTATTTCGTAATTCACTCAAATGTACATTATTTATAGATTTTTTACAATTTTTTTTTAAATACTTGTTTAAATTACGTATTCCCATGATTTATTATTATATTTAATTAGTATTCTTCTTCAATTTTTTATCATGATTATATAAATGAACTATCCCAATAATTTAAAACCAAATATTATTAAAACTATAAGTGAGATTAACTCAAATATACCAGGTATTCAATTATCTAAAAACACTATTATTTTATTAAAAAATATATTATTTAATTTAGAAATTGCTACCAAAAACTGGATTGAACTTTGTAAAAAATCATTAAAAATAACGAAAAAACAATATATCAACCCTAATAATCATATTCCAGAATTTGTAAAACAAGAATTAGTACTGAATAAACATTCCATTTATAGTTATAAATTCTCTATAAATCAACGTATATTTACTGTGAATTTTGTATTCTTTCAACATGAGATTGTTAACAAAAAAAATCTTATTCAATATTTTAAACATGTATATCAGTGGTTATATGTAGCTCAAATATATTCTACTCATAAATGTGCATATAATACTAATATAAATATTTATTTTCATAATCAAACTAAAACTATACCAAATAAAAATACTGAATTAACAAATACAAACGTAAATACTGCATTTACTTGGGCATGTAATAAAAACAATAATTATAATGAAGTAAATATTTATAGAAAAGAAGAATGGTTTAAAGCATTTATACATGAATCTTTCCATTTACTCGGACTTGATTTTGCATATATATCAAATTTATCTAACTACAATTTAATATTACAGAAGTTATTTAAAACAAAAATTGACTTTTTTTTATTCGAAAGCTATTGTGAAACATGGGCGAATATTTTAAATTCATTATATATTTCTTATAATCAATCTTATCGAGTCAAAAATACACATAATTGGACTATGAATATACTAAAAAAAACTATTTATTTGTTAAATCAAGAACGAGCATTTGCGTTATTGCAAAGTTCTAAAATATTATATCATAATAATATTCAATATTCCGACTTTTTTAATAAAGATAATATCAATTACATTGAAACAACTCCTATTTTTTCATATTATCTCTTTAAAACTATACTATTATTCCATACTGATACTTTTTTATCATGGTGTTATAAGTATAATAACAATTCAATACAATTTAAGTCTAAAAATATAAACATGTTTTATCATTTAATTTCATTACTATATAATAAACCTTTATTTATTCAAAATATGGAATTAGTACAATCTTATATTACTAAAAATTTACCAAAAAAAAGTAATGTATACAAAACATTACGTATGACTGTTCATCAAATATGATACAATAAAAAAAGTCCCCCTTGACCCCTTTTTATATTTTATTTTTTATAATTTTTTATTTTTGGTATTACTTACTTGTTTTCTAGTTCCTTAATTCGTGCAGTCAATTCTTCAATCTTGTTATCACTTTCAATCTTTTCCTGTTCAAACTTCTTAATTACTGCCTTTAATTGATGAACATTTACATCGTATTCTGCTTCTTCGATTGGCTTATGATTAATCTTAACCATTAGATAAGCTGAATGTGTAGCCCCGGATTCATCACGTGTGTAAAATGTACACAACTTATCATTATGCTGATACCCCATTTGTCTGAACTTTTGCTTTGTATTCAAAATATGTCTCAAATACTTTGCTTCATTCGAATCAAACCAATAATCAAAATGAACAAATGCTCCCTTTACAGTTACGGGTGAAGTTTCAATGTTACGGTCTACAAAATCAATTCTCTTAATCTTACCCAAATTTAAGTTATTTTCAAGAAAACTCTTCAAATACTTAGGATAAAACTTGTTTGTTACACCATCATGGTTTGATAGATGTAGATTTGCAGGAATTACTGGAATGTAAATACTTGTCCATTCAGTATCTGAAATTTCAAGCTTTTCATTTGCTAATCCAGTAAAAGATGGATTAGCAGGAAACTGTTCCTTTACCATATCAATATCCTGAACCAATGATTTCTGTTCACATACAGACCCGTTCATGTTATTACAAGGAGAATTCATATTATTTTCGTTATCAAAAGACGACATTTATAATTTATGCCTATTATAAATTATAAATTTATTTATTCAATTTTTTATAAATGAAAACATTATATACCTTGACGTATCTTCATTAATAATTCATCCGGGTCAGGGGTTTCGCGTCTTCTGAATTTAGTTAATTTTGCATTTTTAGTATTCACCAATATATGTTTTAAATCTGCATTTTGAATAATTTTAGATTCCAGTGCTTTTTTCCTTTCTTGGATATATCTTGAATTTTGGCCATAACCATAATAATCATTATCTACTACTATTTCTTTATTTCTTAATGTTACATCTTTTGTTTTTCCACTTTTACTAC